CGCCTGATTGCTGGCAAAGAAATTCATCTGTAACAGCAGGAACGGATACTAAGCTATAATTTGTGATTTGTTTCGTCGCCATGTTTACCTCGAAGAGTATTTATTCCCTAATTCTGCACAGTCAAAAAGAAGCTGTGTTATGAAGAAGTTTTCACCTAAAGTATTGTAAATAATTAATTGAATTCTTGTGCCTACTGAACCAATGTCATCACCGAAGTTTTTAAGGATGTTCTCTGCGCCTTCCATCGTGATTGTCCATGGGTCTGTAGGTTCTGAGACTATCTGGTTGCCGTTCTCATCCACAAGGAAGTCTCCGTATTCATCGACTATGTAGTAACCTCCGGTAAGGCTTCTATCGTCTATGTAGACATTCACATTAATTGTCTCAAAGGCTACTGGTTTCATTACTACCCACATCTTGTCGTATCGTTTTGTAGAACGTGGATTACCGAAGTTCAAAGGAGGCGTTGACCATTCTGTACGGTAAATTAAACTGTCATCTCTTAACGTAGCAGATTCAAGTTTAAAAGTCTTGCCAGCAGAACCACCTGTGTAGATTCTCCAATCTGACGCACTCACTCTTACTACCCATGAGCTTATCATTGGTGTCATGTATTCGTGTTTAGTCCATCCTGCCTGAACTCCCATGTCTATGAAGTAAACCATCGCCACATCAGGTAGGGTCTTCCCGTTAACGACTACGAAAATCTTAATGCATCTCAAGTCCGGATCGTAACAAGCGTGGAACTGTGCTATTTTAGTCAGGTCTACATTTGCTTCAATCCACTTATTTAAGTAACAAGGTCTTACGAGAGAGGCTATTTGGTAGTCTCCGTATTGCTGTGAGGCTGTAACTGAGAACGGTTCAAGGCTTTCAGGGATGACCATTACGTCTGTAGGGGTTTTAACTACGAGTCCCTGATGAGCGCATCCGCCTTCCCACATTGCTGCCTGATAGCCCCATTGTGCCGTGTCGAGTGCTGTGTCGTCAACTATGTATGACTTGTCTTTACTGAAAACAAGTAGTCTACCACCAAACTCTGTTAAAGCTGTTAAACTTTGAGTAAGTATCTTTATCGTAGTTACGCTTGCATCCGACATATCGTCTGATCCGCTTGCACTTGCGTACAGGTAATTGTTAAGGACTGCCCAGAGTCTTTTCTGCGCTCTTACCCCGTGAGAGACTAAGGCTACAGGTTGGTTTGTACCTGACCAGTCGCTCGGTCTTAAATTATTTCCAGCTGTGTCTCCCCATATATTATTTAAGTCAGCACCGAGAGCTGAATCTGCTTTTTTATCTTCGTAATGATCGGTAGTATTATCTGCTATTGTTTCTACTAATTTCCATGCCCCTGTATCTCCTGCTACCGTACGGTATAGTTTTCTTGCCGTTGTTCCTAATGGGCCTAATGGAAGAGTTATAAAACAGTTAGCTATTGCTCCAAAAATAGTAATTACATCACTTTTAGGGCTTCCTGCTGTTTCTGTAGAACCTGCTACGAAAGTAAATTTATATGAATGAGTCCCTACGTCTACGTCTCCACCCGGCATGAAACCAAGTATTGCATCCCATTCGTCTACTATTACTCCTGCATTAGGGATGTCTGCTCCTAAAGAAGAATCTGCTATAGAATCATTGTAGACAGTAGTTGTATTATCAGCTATTGTAGCTAAAAGTTTCCAAGCTCCCGTATCACCTGCTACAGTTCTATAAATCTTTCTCGATATTGTTCCTATAGGTCCTATAGGGATTGCCTGTAAAATTACATTACCATAAGTAGCAGTAGTTGTTATTACATTACTTTTCCCACTACCTGCTGTTTCTGATATTCCTACAAAAGTAATTTTATAAGAATGAGTACCTGCATTTACCGATCCTCCTGATATAGTAGAAACAAGAGCTGTACAAGAAGATGTTCCCAAGTCTACAGTAAATGCTGCAACCCCATCCCAAACTTGAGGGATGTCGTATCCATTACAAATATATAGTTTATCGTAGAATGTCTCAAAGTAGTAACGCTTGTTAGCAGCAAGTCCGGTCTTAATGCAAGTAGTACCGTCAACCCATATTGTCCCATCTGAACATCCTTCGACTATGAAGGTGTTACCGTTTTCCATTTTAAACTGATAACCACCTGTTATCTGTGGGGTATCGGTTATTGCGGCTTCGTACACGAGTTCACTACCGCCACGAGGTTCTTTGCCTCCACGGTGATGATTAATGTTGATCGGATTAATCATTGCTTCAGGTGGAACCACGTCAAAATTGTCGGTTCCAAACCAAGAACCCTTTTGTTCGACTTTATATGTTTGTCCAAGATATGGCATTAAATTAAACCTTGAAATTTTAATATTCTAAAGCACTGATTTAAAAAATCTTCTTTAGAATTATCCATTTTCATCCTATTACATTTTTCACAACACGGAACAATATTATTTTTTTCATAACCAATACTACTATCAATTCTATCGATTCCTATTGTTACAATATCATTCCCACAATAATTACATGGCAATTGCCAATATCCTATAAAATCATTAAAAGTTAAATCGAAATTAATATTTCTTTCTTTAGCCCCATTTTTATACGACCCATATTTTCCTTTAGGAGATTGATAATAATTACGTTGTGTTTCTTTAGATTTTTCTTTATTATTTTCTCTCCATTTTCTACCTTTTTCTAAAATTTTATCCTTTTGCAGTTTATATCTTTTTTTTTGATAAAGAGATCGTTTTTCTTTAGTATTATATGGCATTAGTTACATCTCCTAAGCTCAATAGGCAAAGTCGCTTTAGTTACAGGTCTTGAGTTCTCTGCTTCTATCATGTCTTTGTACATTGCGTATTGCTGTACAACGTAAGTAGAAGGTTCTATTAAATACTCAGGTGCAAGTCTTACTGCTAAATAGTATTTAATAGGGTCTTCGTACTCTAACGGGAGTAGAAAAGTATCGGTCATTGCTGTGTATTCAGCGTATGGTTTTATTGATGAAATATAAAGGTTTTCAACTTCCGAAGGATCGGAGTTTAAATAAATAATCCCTAAAGGATTTTCTTTAGCGTAATATAAAGCATTAGGTCTTGCCGTAGCGTCTTTATCATAGATTAAATCATAGTCTTTCTTTGATAGGTCTGTTCTTACTTCGTGATCGTTTCCAGAGGTATCTCTTATAAACGCTGAAATAATGTCTATAGGTCTTGAGGTATTAAAATCACCGCCTGTTCCTATGGTGTATTCGTTAGTTCCTACTACGAGTGGGAAATATTCTTCTACCGGAGCGTGATGGAAGTCTTTTCTCATGGCTGTAAGCATAGAGTTAAGAGCGTCTATCGCTTCAGTTATTCTGTCTTCGTCCGTAAGGTCTCTTATTCCTATAAGTCTTAGGCCTGATGTAACAATATCGCTTACTGTCGCCATTATATTCCCTCGTAAAAAGATTTATCACCAAGTCTTTCCCATCTTCCGGGTTGATAGTAGTTATGTAAAACAAACACATCTGGTTCGTAATGAACGTCAAAATTATCTTTAACGTAAACTGCCATCTCACCATCCGCTATGTGGGTATCTTCCCGATACATTACTTTTTTAAATATCTTACCTTTCATTATTATCTGCGCTAATCCGGTGTACCAAACACGCATATTATGAGGGGCTGCATATAAAATCCTATAGCCACAATTACTCCCCTGTATCGGTACGTCATCACCCCTATCAAGAGAAACACAAATAATGTTATCATTTAAAGTCTTTATTTTATTAAGGTCTTTTATTAAATCATCATCACCTATAGGCCAGTAGTAATCCTCGTCAAGAATAGGATAATTCTCTTTAAAAAAGTTTAACTTTTCATAGCATGGGTCGAATTTATATTCACCGAATTGTAGCGGCTGAATCCAGTCTTCTCCCCAATCTATATCCTCATGTTGAATTGGATGTAGGATTATTCCTAAAGGCCTGTAAGCATTAATTAGTTCATTCTTTAAATGTTTTCTGGAAAAAGGCATTACTAAATGTATCATCCTGCCCCCAATAGAAACTGATTATAATTTCCTTTCCAGTTGTTACTTCCGTAAAACTTAAAGGTAATGTTAGGTTCTATTAAAATCTGCCCACCATGTTCCTTATACGTTTTCTGGAAAAAAACATCTTCTGATCTTATAAATTCTTTAACCATTTTGAAAAATTCTTTAACTTGGAATTCTTCATCCTGTTGAGTTTTTTCAGTATAACTTTCTACAAAATCCGATACCCTTTCAAAGGCTTTACGTGAATATAGTATGAATCCACCATTCACAAAATTAGATTCTATTAACCTGAAATCTTTAGTATCGTACCCTTTAACGTATCCATCTTCTGTTATTGGCTCTACATCATAAATTCCAAATTGAGAATAAACCCCACCTATCAATTCAGCTCCATGTTTAGCCGCCTTGAGTAGCCTTATTACTCCTCTGACATCCCATGAAATGTTCGGGTCTACTAATAACATGTGTGTAAAATCTGAACTTAAAAGTTTATTAACAAATGCGTTTTTAGATTTATCAGTTTTTTCTTTTGAAAAACAGTATTCATATTCCACGCCCATTTCATGTAAAATATGCGTAAGATCAATTATACTCGACACATGTTCAGGGTTTATTTCCTTTTTGTAAAAACAAGTAGCTATTAATAGTTTCATAAAGTGGGGCGGATTTACCGCCCCATCCTCCTTATGCTGTTATTCCATAAAGAACCAACAGATTTCTTATTTCATTTACCCTTGCTACCAGAGCATCGCCCTGGGTAGAAGTCGAAAACCCGTAAGCTAATGATGTAGAAACAACCGCAGTAGAGTCAACAGCTGCCCCTATTGTTGATCTTACCGCAGGTGTTCCACCCCAAAAAGCTATTTTAACAGTTGTTGATGCGCCTATTACAGCACCATCATCGTCGTCTTTTAAAACATATTCAATTGCCATGAATTTTTCTCCTAATTATAATAAGGGGGTCAATTTAACCCCCAACACCTATTTTTGCTATCCGCGCACCCGCACTGCAAATTCAGGTCGTACTACTTTATAACCGAATAGAACGTCAATCCTTGTGTCATGAGTATCGCTTCTGATGTCAGACTGCTTCCAGATTCTCATTGAGATATTGTCAATAGTCTTGCTTGACCAAGTTCCACCATCAGGGTTAGGCAGTTTAGCAAAAGCTACTGCGATTGCAGATTTATGGAACATGAGGTTCTGAGCAGAAATCAAGCTTGCTGCACCTGAACCACCGGTATCAAGGTTATTAACCAATTTACCTGAGCCTGCGCTTACGAGTTCAACATTTTGGTAATCACCCGAAGTTATCGGAGTAGGTGAAACAGCCGGAGACATATCACCGGTACTAGTTTCGGTCTCGTCCGCCGTTACAACGAACTGCTGCAAGAAATCCTGACGCTGTTTTGTTATCGGATTAACTGCGTAAACATCATCGATTGTAAAAATATCACCTTTCTTGTAGGTCAATCCATCACCAAAAGCAGTCATTGTTATGACAGCAGTACCAGAAGTTATCCCAGTAGAAGTGTCGACTACCGGAGTCACGTCCGTACGTGTACCATTAGTGTGCTTCGGTATCATTGTTGAAGTAAACCAGTTACAATCTGCCGATGATCCGATGTAATTTCTTACAAAAGCGTTCTCAATTTCCTTATCTTTATGGAAGTAAGTGTAAACGCTCTGAGAAATCTTAGCCATTGATGTAGGTGTTAAAAGCAAATTAACGTCCGAATCCGGGCAAAGCATATCAGTGAGTCTTGACCTTGCGTTCGATATAGCCGCTACTGTAGCCGGGTCTGTAGCAGGGGTTCCAACTAATTGATAAACGTCTGCGTAAGCATTTGACAGAATATAATACTCTACCATCTGTGCCAGTGTAGCCATTGCCGGGTCGAAAACATCTGCCATAGCAGTATCCATTTCATTACATTTCTCGACAGAAGACCATGAAAAGTCAACGTGTCTCTGAATTGCTCTCGTGAAGGAAATAGTTTTTTGCTCAATAGGACGTACATTCATATTCGCGCCTTCATTTACAGTGAACTGTAACGGGAGTTTGATCTGAATTGTTCCATCGCTTGCTCTTCCGCCTTCATCGAAAGATGAATCGTACTGATGGTTTACAAGTTTAAGAATCTGCATTTTATTCTCAAAAGATTCAATGCACTGTCTCAGGACTCTGCCATCATATAAATTTTTCCATGTGTTAGCCATTTAATTATCCTCTTAATTTTCTTAACCGTTCTTTTTTTCTTGCGTTCATCCATTCCTGATCGTCTTTGATTCCATCAATATCTTTAATATTAACGTACTTCGCATCGTCGACCGGAGTTAATGGGTCTGGCAATTTAGTAACGGGTCGAACCGGAATTTTCATTTTAGCCTCTATGGCTTCCAGTTCCGCTTCCATTTCATCGATAGGAAGATTACCAATTCTTTTGGCATCATCTTCCCTTTTGCCTAAATAGATTGCTAATTCAGGGTTTTCAGTTCCGTAAAGATAACCCGAAAGTTTAGGAGTCCAGATCGGTTTGTTTATAATCTCATACCAGTCAGGATATTTGTCGGCAAGTTTAGCACCCTTCTCAATGAACTTTGACTGATGTCTTACGATCTCCTGTACGTCTATCTCCTCTTCCTTTACAGACTTACTCTGAGCTTCTTTCCAGTTGTCTCTAAGGTCTTCGTATTCTCCGAAAGCCTTATTGTATTCCGTCCTATTCACATTCCCGTATGCGTCTATGAATTTAGCCGGATCGGGAGGAGCAGGGCGTTGATTATAGTCCTGAACTTTAGCTCTTGCTTCCTTTAGCTGTTCTTTTAAGGCGTACTTTTCGGCAGTGAGTTTTGCAATGCGTTTCTCAACACCTTTTGGCAGCCCTTCGGGTTTAGGCTTTCCCGATTCTACAGGGGTTTCACCTGACACCTTTTCTTCCTGAATTGTGGCTTCAGTAGGCTCTTGTACCTGAGTTCCCTCAGTTAGTTCCGTCTTTTCGACGTTTTCCATAACTTCTCCTTTATGTTAATGCTATTAAATATTTAGCTATTGTTGCCCCAAAACCGGACGTACTAATTAAAACTGCTATTTCTTCCGGTGTTGATAAATCTGATGTCGTAACAAAATTTGTACCTAAACCGAGAGCGTTCGCAGCAGCAGCAGGAAGAAATCTAAATATTGGACTTTTCCACGGAAGATAGCCTGTAGCAAACCCGGTAAACCATCCAGTACCTTCGGTGTCGTTATTGATTGATGCTCCGCCGGATGCAGGAATTTCAATTGTATAAGTCTCCCCCTGAGCTACCCAGTCATAGTTTCCACCAGTGTCTGTAGGCGTAACCGCTGTGTCTGTATACGCTCCTCCCGGAGTGATAAAGTGCCACGTAAGAACAAGTCCCGAAGCGTTATAAGCCAAATCTGTTTTTCTTGCAAGAGTAGTTGCGTCAACTATCGCTCCATAATTTATCGGTACTTCCGATAGTGCTGTGTCTACAATGTAAACATGTCCCATAATTAACCTCTTAATTCATATAATAATATGCTTGTGGAATTAATGATCCACTTTCATATAAAGCATAAATAGCCAACATTGCAGTCTCAGAACTTATCGCTCCGCCATTAAATGGATTAGGTAAAGAATCAGAAGAATAAAGTGTATCTCTACCATGCCCATTGTCTGGATTATAATTAGTATAAGTTGTAGTAGCAGTAGTATCTACTTGTAACCCGAACCAATAATCAGTATTTCCGGTTATATCCCAATCTACTGTTACTTTTTTCCATCCTGCATCAGTTCCCTTAGCATTTATAGCAGCTACATAAAGTCTTGTCCCAGCTTCACCGGGTACAACTGCCCCATCTGCTGCATATAATCCTAATTCAAAATTAGCTGCTTCCGTAGCAGCGTCACACCACCATCCTATTTCCGTTATTTTAGAAGCTCCTGCTGGACTTTGAAATTTACTTACAGTAGAATTTCTTGTTATGTCAAAATTAGAATCCCCTGGATCAGCAGTTGGTGTTGTTGTTACAAAACCGCAAGTTGTTCCTTCTACAAGTGCCATTATGTTAACCCCGCTACATTTATTACGGCCTTTAATTTAGGCCAATCATTAGGGTCTTGTCTTGTTAAATCCGGTACAAGACCTGAACCATTGTTACCTGCAAGCGAATAATAACAAAATACTTTACCACCATGTGAGAACCAGTAATTTAATTGATTTTCTATTATATCACCAATTCCATCGTCAGTATAACTTGTGTATATTTCAATTCCACCTTCATAACATACTGGTTCAATGCCAATATCTTTGCACAATGCTATTGCATTATCCATCCAACTTATTGTATGCTCATTATAATATGTTTCTAATTCACTTATATTATCACCATTAATATAAGGAGCAGTAGCATAACCATAAACATAATAATCAATCGGTCTTGCTGCTATTCCAAATGAATTTTCTGTAACCCCATCTTCCTCTGTTATTAAATTTCTATACATCCCTGGGAAGTGACCACTTAACCAATCATTATGCCAATCATACCCGCCATAAACACATCTAATATACGATAATGAAAGATTTCCAAGATATGTGTTGGCAGCTTGTCCAGCAACAATTGGTCTAAATCTTGTCATCATATTTGAATTTCCAACTATACTTCTACATATATTTGACGCCTGAACTGTTAAATACCCTACTCTACGTCTTACGCCATACCAATAATTATATGCTGAACCCGGATATAAATAATGATTTGCGTCACCTGCTCCTACTTCAGCTTGTGCGAGTACATCCATTTGATCTGTTATTTTATAATAGGGGTTTGAAGAGTTCCATATTTCATTTCCTATTTCAAAATATAATTTTCTACTCGCTGCTAAAGGAGACCAAACAGGAATTTCTTGAACTGATGTATATGGTTCGTTACCATCTGATCCATACATAAATGTTTGAAATAATTTAGTAAGATAAGTGGAATCAGCATTGGGTGGAATACATACCCATAAATCAATTCCGAGTTCATTCGCCATTTTTATTAATGTTTCCCATGCAGCAGCTCCATTAGTATTAGTACCACCCATGAATAATCCATCTGGTTTAGCTCTGTTAGCCCATAATGGAGTATTTGTATCGTACATATAATCATCCCAATTGGGTCCAAAACGAAAACAACTAAATGGTTCCATAACGCTTGTAAACATAGAATTTATAAAATCACTTTCAGTATGTCCTGGTCGCATCATTTTAAAATTAGTTACACCTGTATTTGCTTCTGACTCAGCAGTTCTTTTTGTCCCGGTTAAAACTATTTGTGAATTACCTGCGTGATCTGTAGTATATTTGAATGTAGTTTTATTAGTACCTGAATTATAACTTATGTCAGTTATGGCTCCACCTGTTATTGAACTTGCAGAACCATTAAAGCTACATAAATGCTCCCCAAACTGAGAGCCGCCACCACCACCAGAACCTCCAGGATTATTACCTTCGTAAATATACATTGAAAAATCACTTGTAGGATCTCCATATTCATCAACTGCGATTGGAGTATCAGTACCTGCTGTATTTCTGCCATGACTTGCTACGTTTGCAAGTGGTTGAGATTCGTTCCATGTGTTAAACCAAGTTATATTAGCACCCAAAGAAACATCTTCAACTCCCACAGGTGGTTCTTCTGGAACTTCTGGAATTTCTGGTGTGACTCCTTGTTTAAATATCATTACGTAAGACATTTATCACCTATATGAAATAGTTCGCTCTATTAGTCCAATCGCCCTGGCTCAACTGCTCTTTAGTAATATCAGTTCCATCGTATGTAAACTTAATGAGCCAATGATCGGTAGCAGTATCAGGGGCATTAGCGTTTTCATGATACCCAATGTATAAGATGTCTCCTGAACTATACGCCATTTTCTTACATTTAAATTCTAATCCAAATTTTAATTCCATAAATCCTCCTATGCCGGCATCCCGCCGGATTTTTGCTGTAATTCCTGAGCTTTCATGTCTTGCACCTGTTTAGTTCTTGCGCTTAAGGCTTCCATGAGTTTATCTGAACCCGGTATGTCGCTGAAACTTACTGCTACCGGAAGAATAACGTCTGCATGCGTAGGAACGTACTGCATATAGTCTCTCAGGCTTTCTTCTGCTCTCTGACGAATCGTAGGATTCATCGGATTTGAAGCTCTTATATCGTATTTTCCTACGCTTAAATCGTTCAATATTTTAGTA